CTAAGTTATCACATAAGAAGACTGGAATACCATTGATCTTTAATTTAACTGAATCATTAACCAAGTTAGGATCTGCTACGAATGCACCATCAAACTTCTCAGATGGTTTCTCTCTAGTCTTATTGATATTATTACCTACAACTAATCCTAGATTGAAATAGAAGTCGATTTGTTTATTTCTTAGATAGATTGTTTGTCTATGTACTTTAGAGAATCTAGTATTATTCAATACACTAGAGTTATAGATATAACCAATATCATCTGTAGATTCTTCAATACATACTTGGACTAATACGTCAACGATATTGTAGAATACAAATGTTTTGAAATCTAAGAATGGTAACTTAGCTAAGTCTGTAGTAATATGATGATAATTCAACTTTTGTACACCACAGATTTGAGCACCAATATCATTCAACTTAAATGATGCAAATGCAGATTGACCTTTACGGCGAGATGCAAATTGAATCATTTGGTCTAAGTATACTGTATATGCTGAGATGTATGCATAATCACCACGTTCAGCATAGTTGTTTTCCATTCGAGTATCAATGAAGTATTCAGCTTTAGGATTTACTTTAAAGTCTGGATGACACATGATACTTTCTGGACGATATCCAAGATTACGAATACGTTGAATCAAATATGGAATATCGAACGCCATGTTCCAAGCCATTAAGAAGTCAGGCTCTTCTGTATTGATTTGTCTAAATAAAGAACCTAGTAATTGTATTTCTTGGTCAAAGAACTTCACGTTAAAGTTATATCCAAAGATATTAAACTTACGTTGTCTTGCTTCATCACCAATAGCAAACTCAATTAGTTTTCTTAAATCTCTTTCAATCTCTCCACTAGCTACTTGGTTTTCAAACTCTTGCACTAATGGATTCTTAGGATCTCTAAGAATATATGTATTGATTACACCATCATTAATATAAGTTACTACATTAACTGGAGCTTCACCTGGTTCTGGGAAATCACCTACAATATCAGAGATATCAACTTCGATATCCAGATATGCTTTTCTTACAGAATGGATTTCATTCTTAAATAATCTATTAAACCAGAATCTATAATGGTCTTCAATATTTTGGTCAGAGAAGAATACTTGATTCAAGGTATGTAGCTTAGCATTTTCTCTATATTCACCATTGGCAATATTGTTTGTAAAGAATTTCATATTACCAGTTGCTTGAGCTATACATTTCTCTAATTCTCTATTAGGGCATTGAATAGCTTCTACTTCATCTTTAGGTAAGAAGTCATAATGATGAGTTAACTTATCTGGATCTTTAGCTAAGAACCAAATATATTCTGGATCTTCAATTTCACATACGTGTTTCTTACCTGTATTATTATCTTTAGCGACTAAACTCAAAGATGGTTTAGTCCATTTACCGTTCTCTTGTTTAAAAGGTTTTGCAAAGAATGTTTGCAAAATCGTTAAGTCATAGTTCTTTGGAAACTGATTAAATATGTTTAAAATGTTAGCCATATTTAAAATCCTCCTTCGTATTTATACCTACTTTAATGTAACTGGGAGTTTAATTTTTAATAATTCGACGTTTTTAGGTAATATAAGAATATATGCATAGAACTTTAAAATAAACCCATAAAAAGGAGGGAATATTATGCAATATACTGAAGCTATTACCGAAGGTAATATTACTGTAGAAGAACCTAAAGTTACTAATAGTCCTAAACCAAACTTTAATGGCTCTTCTGTATTTAATAAATTTGCTACTGGTCAAGGTAAAAAAATTGTAGTAGAGAATACTCCTATAGATGAAAGTACTTTGATCAAACCACGTAAACGTGGTCGACCAAGAAAAAATAAAGATAGTGATGAAATCAATGTAGGTGGCGATGCTGAAGAGATCGTAACCAATAAGGCTTACATTGATTCTTATGAAGAAACTAATGATTTGATCAAAGTTATGATTGGTCAAATTGATGGTCTTCAAGGAGAATTAAAGCAAGAGTTTAATGATATCCGTCTATCTAAGATGCGTGGTAAATATCAATATCTAACTGATATCTCTGCAACTATTTCATCTCTGTCTAGTACTAAACTATCTGCTATTAAAGAGCTTAACTCTGTTATCTCTAAATGCCATGATATGGAACTTAAACGTACTAAAGAACTTAAACTTGAAAATAATAGTAGCGATGAAGCAGCTATCATGGGTCTATATGAAAATATCATTAATACTCCAAGACAACAACTTGAAACTGGTTTTATTCCACCTAGATTAGAAAGTGGAGATGTACCATTAATGGTTCAACAACAAGGTGGTATGGATATCTATCAACCTATGATGACTAATGATGAATTGTTTACTCCAGAACAAAATCGTATGATTATGGAACACAATCCAGATGTTAAGACTGTAGTTGTATTTGACCCAAAAACAGAATCTAGAGAATTCCGTTGTATGAATATTAAGACTGGTGAACAAATCACCAATATGAGTTTACCTGATCCATTCTTATTGGAAGATATGAACTTAAACTTCCAAACTGGCGTAGCTCGTAATTCTAACCTAAATATGAACTTCCCATTAGCTACCCTTGAAGGTGGAATGGTTAAGTTAGTAGAATCTAATTATTAATAAAAAGAAAAAAAATAAAAGAGAAGAGTAGAGGTTGACCCTCTACTCTAACTCTGCTCTTTTTAAATGTTGAATTTCTTCAATAGCTAATTCAAGAGCTGTAAGAAATTCATCCCAACCCATATCGTATTCATTGTTGAATTCGATAAGATCCCATAGTACATCAGATGCACGATCACTTTCAATAATATGACCAGCATGGCAGAATACTTTATGACCAGTATTGATCATCAATTTATGATTATGGCTCATTACTTTGCCATTAGATACACCAGAAATAATGAGGTCCATATTGAATTTATTCAAAATAGCATCCATCATCTTTTCGATACGGGAAACTTTAAAATAGAAGTCTAATTTTTTCATGATGATTTCCTTTCTGCCTCTCGGCTTAACTAAACTATATATCATCATATCACCTTAATAATATACAAGTATATATATATCCACTATTACAAAAAAGGAAAAGCAGGAAGGAGTAGGGATTAAATCCCTACTCCTGCCAACACATTTACTTATTTGTATTATGCATTATACTTTCCAATAGTGCTATTGATTAAGCCAATCATAGTCTTAATATTATCTACTGCACTTATCATGCATTCGTTTACATCTTCCATATTCATTCTATTTCTATCTCTTTCTAACCATGATTCTACTGCAGATTCAATAAGATTACCAATGGTAATTAATGCTGCAGGATCATAGTCATTTAGTAAATTAATACCATTATTAGTATAAACATAACGGAATGGTTCTTCACTATCTCTACCAAATTCAATAGTAATCTTTCTATTAAATTTAGTTGCAGAAAATAATACTTTAGAATTACCGCATGATAAGATAGTTCCAGTATCTTCTTCACTATTAGAGTACTTAATGAAATCATTAGCTAATTCAGCAAAGTTATCATTAATAGCTTTTTCAGCTAATTTAACTACTTTGTAGTCATTTAAGAAATCAAAGCTTTTATTCACTGTTTGTTTATACATAGTATTTCCTCCTCTAGGATACTTAATTGCTTCTTTAGATTGTAGATCACCTAAGGATTTATAATCTATGAGAATAGAGTTTATTTCTGACATATTATCTTCTTCATATGTTTTAGCTTTATCTAGGTATTTACATTCAAAGACCCATTTATCTTTGTCTCTAAAGATGAAGATTTTTACATCTGATCCATATGATGCTAAAATAGCATTATCTCCTTCAACTGTTGAAAAGTCTTTAAATGTATATCTATATGCATCTAGTGAGAATTTAATATCTTGTATAGGTACAGCTGGCTTAGCTTCTTCAGGTTGATTATCAGATGCTGTTGCAGATTTATATATAGTTTCAATAGCATCTCTGAAAGATTCTTCATCACTAATATTGAAACTAACTTTAAGAAATGGATTATCAGGTAAAGCATAGATTGCTTTAAATAAACTATATTTTTCTTGTATGATTATAAAGCTTTGACCATTTGCAATATGTACATCCATTTTATTTTCAAGTAAGTCATGCATATAACTAAATCTTTCATCAGTATCAAAGAAATTTCTTATATATTTGAAGTTCATATTATTTACCTTCTTTCTTTAATAACTCTTCTAATCGTTCAACTCGTTTTTCTAATTGATAGATCTTCTTATGAAGAACTACACTATCATCATTATGAACGATCTTAACTTCTTTAGGTTGCTCTACATTATTAGCATTAGCTACACTAAAGCAACCAAGTAAACATACGCAAATAATAAGTTCTCTCATCATACTTCTCCTTAAATGTCATTAGGGTTGAACTTCTCATATTCATCCCAGAACTCTTTATTCTCTTGAGCTCTCTCATTAGCTATAGCTTCATATTCATCTTCTTCAGCTTTCTCAATTCGAGGATCTTCGAACCATCCTTCTAAAAGTAAGAATGCATCAAGTACATCTAATACTTTATCCTTCTTATCTTTAAAGAGTTCAGTATTATTATCAAGATATAATTGGTGGAATAGCTTAACCATCATATATAAGATATATGGACGATTTCTGAATGCTTCATATGCATTCATGAATACTACTCTATCCTCAATAAACTTGAATTTAATATTATTGATAGTAAAGTCAATCTTATTTTCAGATCTAATAATATCAAACTTAACATCACCATATTTATCGCCTTCTAACGAATAGCTACAATCCATTTCTGGAGCTGCATCTAGAAATTCTTCTATTACATATTCGAATTTCTCAAATGCTCCAAAATACATAGTGTTAAAAGTTTCCATGTTATCCTCCTAAAAAATAAATAAGAGATAGAGTTCTAAGACTCTATCTCTTAAGTATTCTTAATCTAATTATTTTAAATCAGCTGCTTGTTCACCTAGAACTTTTTCTAAGATAGCTTTGATTTTTTCATTGTCAGCTTTAAGTTGAGCAATTTCTTTCTTAGCTTCATCTAGATCTTTAATCAAAGCAACTTTGGAACGAGATACTTCAGATTTAGCTCCTACTTTGTAGGACACACCTGCATTGATTACATTGTCACTACCAAATGTAGTTCCAACTGTAAACATAAGATCTTCGTTTGGACGGTAAGCAATACCTACTGCACCAGCATTTGTACCATGGAAATGACCATAACCAGCCATAATATCTAATTTATGGTCTGGGTCAAAATCCAATGGATGTAGACCAGCTAATGCTGCAGTACCAGCAATGCCTTTGCGAGCTTCTTGTTGGTTAGCTTTAACCATATTGCTCAAAGCATTATTATTACCATTAACTTGATTTAAAGCAGAAGTCAATTGGTTCATATTAACCGCATCAGTACCAGCTGTACCAGCAGCTACACCATGAATTTGTTGATCACCTGCAGTGATATTAGTTGTAGTAAATTCAACACGTTTACCATTAGAATCTGCTACCATACCATCTAAATTGTATTGAGCATTATCCAATGTATTACGATCTTCAATAGCTACCCCATTAGCATTATAATGAGTATCTACATCACCATTGAATACAGCTACACCATTTTTATCAATAACATTGTGAATTGGATCTGTATTAGCACCAAATGCTGCACTGTTAACACTTAAGTCATTGCTCAAAGCTACAGTATATTTAGTACCGCCATTTGTTGCTGTACCAGAAGTTACGTTGATATTATTACCAGCTGTAACTACAGTATGTTTAGCAGCTTCAGTTGCAACTGCATGTAATTGAGAGCCATTAACCGCATCAGTTGAAGTATCAGAAATACGTCCAGCTGCTACATTTGTTAAAGTACGTTCTTTGCTAACATCACCAATAGATACAGTTCCTACAGGAGTACTACCAGCAAAGTTGTATGTAGTACCACCGATACTTGCAGAAGATGTACCAACTACAGTATCAGCTTTAGCTTCATGACCAATAGCTACAGATTCAGCTACACTTACAGATGTATTATTGCCAATAGCTACAGAATTATCTGCATTGCTCAAAGCATTATTATTACCTACAGTAATACTGAAATAACTATCTTGCATAGTATTCTTAGTACCTACAACTACATCACCGTATGGATCAACCATATGATCGCTATATGCGATATTGTTTTCACTACCAATAACTGTAGCATGGTCATATGCACCATGATTATTGCTACCAATATTTACTGAAGCTTCGCCTTCAGCTTTATTACCAGATCCGATAGCTACAGAATATTTACCAGTGGCATTTGCACTATGACCAACTGCAACTGCATCTGTAGCTGTTGCATTTGCAATAGTACCAATAGCTAAACCATGATCACCAGAAGATTCTGCTTGGTTACCTACAGCAATAGAATTGTCAGCAATTGCTTTAGATTTGAAACCTGCAGCAAAAGCATAACTACCATTAGTTTCATTATTAGTACCTACAGCAGAAGCAAATTGACCAGTAGTCTCATTATTTACACCGATGGCACTGGATTGTTGACCAGTAACTGCGTTTTGATATCCAACAGCTGTTGTATAATCAGCAGTGGCACGAGTACCATAACCTACTGCTGTACCCATTAACCCTTTGGCTCTTGTAGATTTGCCTACAGCTACAGTAGCTTGGTTTTCTGAATAAGCACCGTTACCGAATGCTAACGCATCTTCACCATTAGCTCTTGCTTGAGAACCAATAGCGAAGTTATTGTCTTGTAATGCTTGAGCAGAGGAACCAATAGCTACACTATTGCGTCCTTTTGCATAGCTGTATTCACCGCCAGCAATGGAATTAATTCCTGTTGCTTTATTACTAACACCATAAGAAACCGCATTATTACCAGATACATTATTATTGTAACCAGCTGTAAATGCGGAACTTCCTGTAACAGTATTTTGGGTGCCTACGGCATCAGCACCAAATTGACCTGTGATAGTATTGTTTACACCACCAGCCAATGCAGTACCAGTAATTGCAGCTAATACTGCTGCGGATAAAATAACTTTGTTCATTTTTGTTGTGTTCATCATGAGAACCTCCTATAATATTAAATAACCTTATATGATCTTCTTTAGATCATACCCTGTATAGTTGATATCATACATTGATATCACGTTAATAATATATAAATATATTATTTTTTATTAAACATATGAGCTACCGATGGAAGTATCTTATCGTTAGAAGTACGTTTAACATACTTTTCTAAAGACCATCTATATTCAGCTCCATTCTTAGTTGTATGAGTATAAAGCTTACTTTCTACAAGCATATATTTCTTATTAGGCAATGGATTAATAAATCTATTATTACCATGAAGTCTATGTCTAATCTTACAAATAATAAAGTTAGATATAAATTTATTAAGTCTATTATAAATAGACTTGCCACCATAAACATATGCAGTCTTGACATTAGTTTTATTAAGTATATAGAATACTTCTAGAAATCTATTTGCTACAAATACCTTATAATATGGACTTGTCTTAGGTTTATAATCCTTATTAGTTGATAATATAATATAAGTTCTATTATTAAGAGGAGTTATTCTCTCCCATGTTTTACGCCCCATAATAATAGTACATCCTAAAGTTTGTTGTCTAACCTTTTTCTCAAACTCTGGAATCTCCATTATCTTTTCATTATTGCAATCAGATATACAGTTATAGTTATCCATTGTAACAACAGCGGATAATGTACATAATCTTCCCATATTTAAAACCCCTATACTGCGACTTCAGCTTTGATCTTTGGTCCTGGAATATATCCTTCTAATTTAATATCATCAATAGTGAAGTCATAAAAATCCTTAATATCTTCATTCAAAACCAATTTAGGTTTACAAAATCTATCAGTTATAAATGTATCAAACATCTCATTCATATCCACTAACCCAAGTTGCTCTTGTATTTGTGGAATATGGTTTTCATATATATGAGCATCATTGATGCATACAGTAAGCCTACCTGGTTTATAATTAGTAACTTGAGCAATCATATGAACTAATGCAGCATATTGTGCTACATTAAATGGATTACCTAAGAACCAATCATTGCTTCTAATAGTAAGCATACAGTTAAGTTTACCTTTATTTATATTCCATAGTGTTTGGAAAGCACATGGTTGAAGAGCCATTTCTGGTAAATCTTCTATGTTCCAGAGAGTGGTAATCATGCGTCTAGAAGTTGGGTCTTCTTTAATAGTCTTAATAAGATTATCAACTTGCTTATACTTAGATAATTGATATCCATAAGCCTTACCAATAGTACCATCTTCTTGCATCCATTCATCCCAGATATGTACATTCATATCTTGGAGTTTACGGACATCATTAGACTGCATTTGCCAAATCCATAATAATTCTTTAACAGCTGTTTTGAATCCAACAAACTTAGAAGCTAAGATAGGGAATCCATCTTCTTCTAAATCAATAGTGATACATACATGAGGTAATGAGATAGCTCTAATACCAGTACGGTTATCTCGCATCTCACCTTCACTTAATATCTTATTGGCAATACTAAGATAGTAGTAATCATACTTAGTTAATCTGTCAGTTGGTATCATCGTTTTCCTCCAATCTTATTCATAATATATCTAAGCAATAAGAATGTACCCATTGCTAAATCATAAAAAATAAAAATCTCAATAAGGTCTGTAGTCATTTCTACATGTCTTCCAATGAGACCTTCAAGTAAAAATAAAGGGATTAGCAGCAACCAAGGTGCTGCTAAAATCCCTACAAAGCTAGTAACAAAAATCATTATACTACCTTCTACTGTGATACATTTGCCAGCATAATAAAATCAATGATAAAGCCGCTGACATAATAGCTATACCAGATATGAATGAAAATATAATATCAGTATATCGAAGTGATTGATCTGCAATCAATGCAAATACGACAACCAATAATAATAGCTTTAATGAGCATCTATCTCTCTTACTCATCATTATATACTATACCTCCTATTATATTGTCAGATTACTTGTTATTTCTAATATGAATAACAAAATAAGCTTGTATGATAGCTAGGATAATCAAAGTGATATTAATAATAAGCATACCATACGATACCTTCAAATTGTAGCCATCCATGATATTTACTACACTCGGATACATTCCGATCACATTCATGAATATGATGACTACACTTGCCATTAATACAAATACTTCAGTTTTCATTTCTTGTTTCCTCCTTGTGGAAAATATATAAACTATAATTCACCTTTATAATATATAACCTACAAAAAAATTAAAAAAATAAAAGACTAGAGTTTTTACACTCTAGTCTTTCTTACTTTGCGACGACGTGGCTTTGGATTTGCCACAAGATCAAAAAGACAGCCAAATGCTATCAAACCTGTTACAGCTGTAACAGTAAAACATGCTGCAATTGGGAAGATTACTCCCAAAGAATTTTGATAAGTTACGTCTAACCAATGACCTGCCAAACCACTTACGATTGCTACTACTGTAAAAATGATTGTTTCTTTCATGATATATTTCCTCCTAATTAATATAACTATATCATATCACCTTAATAATATATACTTATAGTGATAAAGAATTACAAAAAAGAAAGTGGACTAGTCTACGAGAGACTAGTCCGTTATATTAATCTTGAATAACCATAACTACAATTAAACCAATTGCTGCTGTAGATGCAATAATCTCTAAAGCTTGAGCTAGTATATACGCACTTGCGAAATCATACATAATATGACCTCCATTAATTATCTATTTCACCTAAAATTTTATCTAATTTTGATTCGATAAAGGTTGCATTCTTATCACTTAAATGATAGTTACCAGTTCTATAATCCATTAATAAGCTAAATAATCCTAATGCATGCTCTTTACAACTATTGCATATAATTTTACTATCTGGTTTTTCGCAGCAAGTACAGAATTTATATAAATTATTTTCAACAATGTATGCAAGAATTTGAGCTTTAGTATTTTCTATTAATGGAAATTCCATCCAAGTTTCAATAGAATTGAATGGTTTATTATAAGATTCTACCATTTCTTTATAATACGGTATATGGCATCCTCTTGAATCTGTATCAAGAGATCCTCCTAGTACGATATTAATATCAGCTCCTCCAATAAAAGGTACTACTGTATTAATTGCACTTATAAAGATTAAATCATATGAGTTAATCATATAATTATATGATACCAGATCTGGTATTGTATGAGAGAATCTAATAAGCTTAATATTAGATTTACCTTTATATTTTTTATTTAGGTGACTTATAAACTTCTTAGTATACTTCTGCTCTAGTTTAAGTTTGCCATCATCTAAAAAATCACTAGATACATTTAAAGCATATATAGTATTAATCTTATTTTCTTTATAACTAGCTGCTTTAAGTGCCATATTTAAAATAGCAGTAGAATCAAATCCACCAGAGTATAATACTATAAGATTAACTGTTTTATCTTTGGGGAATCCTACCAAGGTATCCCCCTCAAATTTTATTCTTGTCTTCATTACATATTCCTCGATGATATTATCTAACTAATACAGGTCTAGCAGCCATATCAATCACTGTAGTATCAGCATCATATTCCATATTATGACTAATAAGGAAACATTGCTCACATCCAACCATAGATATAAGTTGCTTTAATAAACCAATGAATTGAATACGGTTCTCTGTATCAAGACCGCCATCAATTTCATCTAACTTCAAGATGTTATAATCAGTAGACGAGTTAGATAGAATGGCGAATGATAAGATCATACTAATCATACAGATTTGACTTGTACTCATAGATGAGATATCATCATTAACTAATCCATTACCAAGACATGGTATTCTAAATTCAGCTTCATTAATAACGAATGGCTGTATAATGAATTGACCATTGAATATTAGACTTAATAATTCATTAGCCTTCAAAATAATATTTCCCATATACGTTCTCATAAACACTGTCTGGATGCCCGTAGTTGGGCTTAAATAGTAACGTATAGTTTCGAGAATCGAGAAATTCTTATTATATAGGTCTAGGTCCCTGATATAGTCTTCTAACAACGTTTTATTTGATGCTATCTTATCTCTTTCATTAAGAATAGCATTTAAGTCATTATTCAATCTATCAGCTCTAGACTTAGCTTCAGCCATTCTAGCATCTAAAGTTTTAACTTTAAGTGCTATATCAGATAACGAATTAATTTGAGTTTGAAGTTCTTCATTTCTTATATCAAGACCAATACATTCATCTACTAAAGACTTACATTTAGTATAGACTTCAATCTTAAACTCTGTTAGAGATATATCAGTTACAGTTTCACTGATAGCATCCTTCTCAGCCATTAATCGATTATCAATAGTAGTTAGTTTATCTTTCAATGAAGCGATGTCAGAATCTAATTCATCGATTAGAGCCTTGTTTGCTTCATACTTCGCCGCTGGTTCTTTTAATGATTCAATGATTTCCTCATAGTTAGATTTAGTTGTAATAATATTAAAGATACCACGAATCTGATTGAAATCAATCATTAATTTTTCCATATGGTCTAAAGAAGCTAATAGTTGGTATGGGTCGATGATATAATCAACAGGACTCTTTTCTAATAGCTTTCTGAAAGATAATACCATACCATGAAGATTAGTAAATCTCTTATTGAAGTCATAGAGTTCTTTATAAGACTCAATATCTTTCTCTAAGGATTTCAATAAAGTCTTAGACTCACTAATCTCTTTATTAATATCATTGATGCGTTTCTCTGGATGTTTAGATGATGCTTCAATTGCTTCTTTAACAAATGAGCAATCATCTATCTTACATTCTTTAGGTCTTAAGGCTAATGATTTAGCTTTATCGAATAGAATCTCATAAGCTAATACCTCAGACTCTAATTCGCCCACAGTTCTAAATACTTCATTATAAGTACGAGATAACTCAACGGTTTGATCTACGTACTTACCATCATTATCTAGTGTAGTCTTAACGAAATCATATTTTTCTTTCTTAGTGGTAGCATCTAAACCATTATAAAGACTATCTAACACTGGGACAATCATTTCCATAGCATTGACTAAAGCCTCTGCTTCGGAAAGATTCTTAATAGAAGAATTTAAACCATTGATATCATTTTCAAGTTCAGCTATCTTAGCTTTAGTATCTTTATATAGAGATAGATCAGAATCACTGAATCCTCCATCTAATAAAGTACCACGTTTAGTAATCTTAGTTTGTAGAGAATTGAATGCTTCATCTTTTTCTCTACTTATACTTTCAATCTTAGCATTAGCTACAGCTTCTTCAGATTTCCATTTGGATATATCTTTATCAAAAGTATGTAAGCTGTTGTCAATGATATCTTTTAATTCATATAGGTTCTCACTAGATAATTCTCCTTTAGAAAGATCAATAACTTGGGATTTAGATGAACTGATGTAATCAATATTATCTCGTATCTCTTCGTTGATCTTATAATATTCTTCAAGGTTATTATCTCTAGTCAAGATACCAATCTCTGCATCAATCTTAGATGCTTCAATTACTGCTTTATCTCGTTCACTAGATACATCTTCTACTTGTTTAGAGATATTGATAAATCTAGCATTTAATTCTTCTATATTACCAATCTGTCTAATCTTAGATGATATAGTATTAATCATATTCTTAAATGTAGAATACTTCTTGGTAATGACTTTATACATGTTGTTGTATACTTCAATACCATTAATTATACTATTAAC